CAAGGCAACGACGCACGCAGACTGCGCGGCTCATGGGGCAAGGTCATTGGGGAGTTTATTTGCGACCGGGTTGAAACCATCAAGGCGGCAACAGAACCGTATGGAATCTACGATGTGGACGATGACTTTGTGGCGCAGACTAGGCTTGTGAACGGTGCTTTGTGGGACTACGGAAAAGGTGCAACACTGTACGGATGGCACATTTCCAAACTGGAAATCTACGACACGCCGAAGAAGCTGAGCAAGTTTTTACGCCCGTTTGAAAACTGCATAGGCAAAGTGTGTGATGAATATGGGTGTGCCTATTGCGAAAATGGTCATATCAAACGCCCACCCCAGAGTTGGTGCTATGTGGAGGAATTGAAATGAGTGATTACATTAGCCGGGAGGCGGCAACTGCGGATTCCGACCGGAACAAGATAAAGACGCCATTCGCCGGAATCGTCGTGGAAGGAACACCTGGAAAGCCATACTACAACATCTGGTACTTTGACCCAGCGGACGGAGAATGCCACATTGGGTTCGGCTCGTACTGCCTTGACAATGTGTTTAATTGGCTTGCGGAAGAATTTGAGGTCATGGAACCCGCCGCCGACGTGGAGCCGGTGCGGCGTGGGAAATGGAATATCCGGCTTGCAGATGAAATGACCCTATGCCTGGAATGCTCCGTGTGTGGGCGCAAGGTAGACAATATCGACTTGCACAACCTGCTGGAAGCCGTAGAATACGGCCCGAGCCTTACGCAAATGCCAGAGGTTACAAGGGCGAGGCTGTTTGCGTGGAAATGAACGGCTTTTGCAGCTACGGAGAAAGGAGAAAATCGAATGAAAATCACACTTGATATTCCCGATGGTATGGTCTGCGGTTTCCTGAACGGCGTAGTGGAAACACGCAGCGAACTGACGATGGTGACCTATGCACTGGACAGCCACGATCTGCACGATGGGGCAGAAATCAAACTGCCACGGGAGGAACAGAAGCAATGAGTGATAAACCCACTTACATGGACTGTTGGCACTTTATCGCCCCGCTGATTCCGGTGAATAGTGACCAAGCCATGGACATCTACGTCATGGTGTTCAACGCTCTGAAAGAAGCGGAGAAAAAACGGATTGCAGAAAAGAAAAAGGGGAGGAAAGCTACGCATGACGCGTAAGCGCTTTATCAAGCTGCTGATGGGGAAGCTTCTGCTGACCCGAAACGAGGCAAATTACATTGCCGATATTGCAAGAATTTGTGATTGGAGGGAACCATAATAATGCCAGAACAGGATTTCAAATTTGATGATGCGTTGCTCATGAAGGCTGCACGCGAGATGCTTGCAAAAAAATTGACCGAAACAGTGAAAGAAGTCGCCAAGTCCGGGGAATGGGAGATAACCGCCATCGAGCAGGAAGAATCTGACCCGGAAAAGATTCTCCGGAGGATGTTTGCAAAATACGCCTACGGCAACGTCCCGGAGTGGTTCGCCTCTGCGGTATCTGCGACGTCCTATGTGCTGTCTGTGGACAAGGGAAAGGGAATTGAGTGTATTTCCGTCTTGCACACGGCAACGGAACGGGCACCGGCTGAAATTCGGATGACGGCGCAGACAAAACTGCTTATGATATGCCAAGAAACCGGGATGCTCGGCGGGATTGGGAGCCTGCCTGTTCTCTAGGGGGCAACATGGAGTACAAGGATAGCAGGAAGTACTGCGTCGGGTGCTGGTATTTCTTCGGTTATTACGAAGGCAGCCGGTGCTGCAATTACATATTCGTCCATGGGGAAAAGCGGCCTTGCCCTCCCGGGAAGGATTGCACCGAAAGGAGGGCGAAAACGAAAAACAGGAGACGGAATTTAATATTATAGCTTTATCTCTGTATAGTATATATTAAATATAATCTTATATCTTGTGTGTATTGTGTATATCTATACAGGGATTTAATAAGATATGCAAGGAGGAACGGAATGAACTGGAAGTATGAGGCCATTGAAAAGCTAAAGGAGTACAGTGCAAAGAGGCAGGCCCTGAACAGTATTCCCGAAGAAATGGCGCGGCTGGAATCCGCTATGCAGAGTATCCGAAGCGCCACGGCTGACGGTACGCCGGTAAGCGGCGGTGGCTCCGGCCGGGAAGATGCGATGCTATCGAATATCGTTCACCGTGAGGAACTGGCGCGGTCGCTGGAACAGGCGAGGAAATGGGTGTCGCTTGTGGATTCCGGGCTTGAATCGCTTAGCGCCGATGAAAAGAAGATACTGAGCAGATTCTACATAAGCCCGGCTAGAGGCAACGTCGATGCCCTGTGTGAAGAACTTGGAGTGGAAAAAGCTCAGGTTTACCGCCGCCGGGATTCAGCACTACGACATTTCACGCTATGCCTGTATGGGCAGACTGAAAGCTGAAAAATGAGAAAAAAATGAGACGATTTTTCAGTTTGAATGTGCTATACTGGTAAAAAAGAAAAAGCGCAAGAGGCTTGGGATTGTTCCTGAGCCTCTTTTTGCATGGCGCGGTAGATAACGAGTTGGGCGCTCTCTCCCCAACAGAAGGCCGTTTGAATCGGCCTCGCGCCATATATATCGCCGATGGCCTCCCTATCGGCGCAGCGGGCGCTTTTCGGTGAAGTATGCCCCAAATGCCCACGGGTGGGAAACCGAGTTCAAAAAACATTTTAATCAACAGGAAGGATTGATAGTAATGTTTGTAGAAATCGCAAAGGTCGGGAAGCAGGAACGCCCTACGGTAACAAGCCTTGATGTGGCGGAGACGTTCGGGAAACTGCATCAGCACGTTCTCAGAGACATTCGCGAACTTGGATGCAGCGAGGAATTTCGGCTGTCCAATTTTGGACAGTCGAGCTATGAGAATGCGCAAGGACACAAGCAGCCGATGTTCATCATAACCCGCGACGGGTTCACCCTATTGGCCATGGGTTATACTGGCGAACTTGCTATGAAGTTCAAGGAAGCGTATATCAAGCAGTTCAACGCTATGGAAGCCGCCTTGCAAGGCAAGCTGATCGAGCGCGAAAAAGGGATTGCCGTTCGTCAGGCGTTGACCAAAGCGCTACAGCAGTCCAGAGAGGACGAGCGGATGCACGGCCATGCGTATTCCAATTACACGAATTGCATCTACAGGGCGTTGTTCGGGAAAGACGCGGCGCAGCTTCGCCGGGATTATGGGCTTGGCGCAAAGGACAATCTTCGGGACGCATTTCCGCAGGAAGAACTTGCCGCTGTGCAGTCCATGGAGCGCCTTGTGAGCGGCCTTGTTGACTGCGGATGGGAATATGCGCAAATTAAAGAATTTATCGGAAAGACCAATTCAAGATTGGCTATTTCCGCATGATGAGCAACTGGTAAGCTACTTTGCCGAGTTGCTTTTTTATTATCCTGAATGAGAGGTGGTGACGGGTGGCAGATGGAACGAAGAACCTTATTCCCTTCGACCAGAGAACAGAGGAAGAACAGAAAAGAATACGAACAGCTGGCGGCATTGCCTCCGGTGCCGCCCGCCGTCGAAAGCGGAACCTGAAACAAGCAGCTGATCTGTACCTGTCCTTGCCAGTAACAGACAGACGTGTGCGGAATAAAATTGCCCGTGACGGGGTGAATCCTGAGGATATCGACAATCAGATGGCCATGATCGTTGGACTGACAGAGGCAGCGGTTCGGGGAGATGCCAGATGCGCCAAGGTTCTGGTTGATTTGCTTGGGGATTCCACCGTGGAAGAACCCACACCGGATGACGGATTCATGGACGCACTTCGAGAAGAGGCGGGACAGGTATGGCAGGAGGATTAAAACAGGCGGCATTTCGGTTTCAGCCATTTTCCAGGAAGCAGAAGCAGATACTCACCTGGTGGCTCCCGGAATCCGGTGTATCAGACGCAGACGGAATCATAGCAGATGGAGCCATCCGGTCAGGGAAAACCGTGTGTATGTCGCTGGCTTTCATTCAATGGTCGATGCACAGCTTCAACGGCCAGAATTTCGGAATGTGCGGAAAAACTGTGGGCAGCTTCCGACGGAATGTTCTATCTGTGCTCAAGCAGATGCTTCCGGCAAGGGGATACACCATACGCGACAGGCGGACGGATAACCTGGTGGTTATCTCCCGGGGCAGCACCGAGAATTATTACTACATCTTTGGCGGTAAGGACGAAGGCTCCCAAGATCTGGTGCAGGGCATTACCCTGGCTGGAATTCTTCTGGATGAAATCGCCCTGATGCCGGAGAGCTTCGTCAATCAGGCAACCGGCCGCTGCTCTGTGGACGGCTCCAAGTTCTGGTGCAACTGCAACCCGGCAGGCCCGGAGCATTGGTTCAAAAAGCAATGGATCGACGAACGGCAGAAACGGAACCTTCTGTACCTCCACTTCACCATGGAGGATAACCTGAGCTTGTCGGAGCAGATACGAGCCAGATACCGGGCGATGTACACCGGCATTTTCTACCGGCGGTATATCCTGGGGCAGTGGTGCCTTGCGGAAGGGCTTGTGTATGAGTTCGACCCAGAGAGGCACGTCACGGACGATTTACCGGAATGTGGAGAGTGGTATATATCCTGTGACTATGGAACACTGAACCCATTCTCTGCTGGCCTGTGGTGCGTCAGAGACGGCGTTGCTGTCCGGGTTGCGGAATTTTATCATTCCGGCAGGGAACAGCAACGACAGCTAACGGATGAGGAATACTACCGGGCAATCGAACAGCTAGCCGGGGACAGGGATATCCGGCACATTGTGGTTGACCCGTCTGCGGCCTCTTTTATTGCCTGCATTCGCTCACACAAGCGTTTCTCCGTCAGGAAAGCGAAGAATGATGTTATGTACGGTATTCGCCTGACGGCCATGATGCTCCAAGCTGGTGTTATCAAAATCGGCTCTGGCTGCAAGGACGCGATTCGGGAATTTGGCCTGTACCGCTGGGACGACAAGGGAGAAGTGGATAAGCCTGTGAAGGAAAACGATCATGCCATGGATGATATCCGGTATTTCTGCGCGACCGTCATGCGTAGAAACCACCAGGCACGAAAGATTATTGGAGGAATTTGCGATGAGGAAACGGATTCGTAAATGGATCGTGGATATGGCACCTATTTGGGCGAAAGCGTCGTTGCAAGCCGATATCAGGACGCTTGAAGCGGAAAATCGGCAGCTTCGGGCGGAAGTGGATACTTTGAACGCCTATATACAGGGATTGCAGTATGCAACCCGTGCGCTGCGGCGCATCACGATCAACGCAGGAGGAGAAAAGCGTGATTTATCCGAACAGTGATTATGAAATGGCGTTTCGCGCCGTTGACATGACATCTCCGGAAATGAAAAAGGCCATCCAGAGGTGGCAGAATCTGTATTATGAGAAGGCCGCGGCACCGGATTATGACCCGTGCCAGCGGATTCCATATACCATCGTCCGTAAACTGGCAAAGACGGCATTTTCGGAGTATTCGGCATCCAGCAAAGACGCGTTTGTTTCCGAAATCCTCGATGCGGCAGACGCGAAAAAGAAAAGCGCCATGCAAAAAGCCCTGATCGGCGGAGAAAGCGGCTTAAAGCCTATCCCGACGGGCAGCGGTTTCCGCTTCGCAGTTGTGAGCAGACCGAACATTCTGGTATTTGGCCGGGACGGGGACGGGAATATGACTGACATCGGCATGGCAGAACACAGCATCCGTGACAGATTCTATTACACACTGTTGGAACGGCGCACGGTGGATGATAGCGGGTATCTGACCATTACCAACAAACTGTATCGGTCGAACGACCAGAACAGCCTGGGGCAGGCTGTGGCGCTCACAGAGCTACCACAGTATGCGGAACTCGCGGAAGAATACACGTTCCCTGAACCGCTGGGAAGCGTCGGTGTTGCATGGCTGAAAACGCCGATTGACAACAGTGTGGACGGTAGCCCCGACGGCGTATCCGTTTATGACGCGGCTGTCGGTCTGATTGAAAATATCAACCGGAACGAGGCGCAGATCAACGGAGAATTTGAGCGCGGGAAAAGCCGAATTATTGCCAGCGCGGATATGCTGGAGGTTGACGAGGTCGGCGGGCGGAAAAACCTGACCGCAAGCGTATTTACCGCAGTGGATGAATCCCCTGATGATATAGGCATCACCATTTTTTCACCGGCTCTGCGTGAACAGTCGTATCTTGCCAGAAAAACGGAATATCTCCGGAATGTGGAGAACGTGATAGGCTTAAAGCGCGGGCTGCTGTCCGAGGTGGAGGCCGCAGAAAGAACGGCTACCGAGGTGACATCCTCCGAGGGTGATTACAACCTGACGATTATCGACTTCCAGCAGATGTGGGAACGCGCACTGCGAGAGGCCGTCAGACTGTGCGGCGTTCTGGGGCGGATGTACCGCATACCCGGTGCCCACGACGTGGAAGATGATTCCATTGTCGTGGATTGGGGCAACGGCGTTCTGTTCGATGAGGAAAAGACCTGGGCTGACTACAAAGACATGGTCGCGGCGGGGCTGCTGAAACCTGAGATTGCACTAGGGTGGAAATTTAACATGCCCCGGGACACGGAAGCACAGTTAGCGAAAATTCGGAAAAAGTACATGCCGATAGAAGATAGTAACGGAGGGGAGGAATAAGAATGGGCGGTAGAGGAAGCGCCGGCGGTGCCGGCAAGTTCGGGAAAGAGGCTGGGGTCGGCCTATCGAAACGAGATATTGAACGCGCAAATGCTGCATCCATAATCGATATGGGCGATATTATAAACCGAACATTTGAACGTAATATAGCGGAAATTAACGGGCTATCTCTTTCGGATAATGAGAAAAAAGATGCCACAACCAAGATGAAAAATCTCGCAACCAATGCGTTGAAAACGGCGGCGGGGGCAGTCAATCCTTATTCAAGCGGGCCAGCAAGACTTACAACAGCGCAGAAAACGGGTAGCGCAGCAGATAGGGCTGCAAAAGCACGCGGAGAAATGGATAGTTTCATGCAATCGGTGCGCAGCAAATCAAGCAAAAACAAAAAAGCAGCAGAAAACAAAGCGTTTTCTAATGCGTTTGTTTCTGCACAAAAGTCTGGCGCGCTGGAAGTTACTGTGAACGGGAAAACGTACCGTAGAGCCAACAGGCGTAGTAGTACGTGGAGGCCAGTATGATAAACTTCGAAAATCTAGATAAAGCCATTTTTCCCGGCGTTGGAAAGTACGGAACACCTGAAATCGCGCCGACAACTGAATACCCGGCGGGCGAGTTTATCCCGATGAACTATGCCATGAGCTGCAAAAATCCGGAAGGAAAAATTTTGCATTCTTTTGTGGATGATTACCAATTTACTAGGTTTTGGAATACGCCAGACCGATATATTCCTATGCTGTCTCGGTTCGCCGCCGTGTGCGCACCGGATTTTTCCACATACACAGATATGCCACTGGCCATGCAGATTTACAACCACTATCGGAAACACTGGCTTGCGGCGTATTGGCAGGCGCACGGGCTTACAGTATACCCAACAATCAGTTGGAGTGATGAACAATCCTATGATTGGTGCTTCGATGGCGAGCCGGTAGGCGGCGTTGTTGCCGTGTCCAGCGTGGGAACGCAGAACAACAAGGAAGCTAATCGGCTTTTTCTTAAAGGATATGAAGAAATGATGAAGCGATTAGCCCCGTTATTTGTGATTTTTTACGGTAAAGTGCCGCTTGAATGCGATTGGAATGTAATTCGGGTACAGCCGTATTACAAACAGATAGAGAGCAGGAGAAAAGCCAATGCTGACCGCTGACCAGATTGAAGCCCTTGGGAATAAGGCACAGCAGCTCATTACCCCGGTGACGGAGTTCCTGATTGAGGATATTGCAAGGCGAATTGCGGAAGCTGGCCGATTCACCAGCACGGCGGCCTATCAGACATGGAGACTTCAACAGTTGGGTATTTCTCAGCGGCAGTTAAAAAAGGAGCTTCGAAAGCGGCTGAAAGTATCCCACCGGGAGCTTCGGCGACTGATAGAACAGGCCGGGGAAACCGGATACAGTTATGACATCCGGAAACACCCCTATGTGCAGTCGTTGCCATTCCGCAGTAATGAGGTCTTGCAGCAGATTGTGTCTGCTGCGGCGCAGCTGGCCGATTCCGAACTGGACAATATCACCCAGACAATGGGGGCAGTCATGCCGAATGGGAAGGCTGTGGGGATTACAGACGCTTACAGACAGGCTTGCGATTTCGCCTTTACGAAGGTTTCGACGGGGGCACAGGATTATGCCTCCGCCATCCGGGAGGCTACCCGGAATCTTGCGGAAAAGGGGATTGTCACAATCGACTATGAATCCGGCGTTCATACCTCCATGGAAGCCGCTGTTCGGCGTAGCGTTATGGGCGGATTGGGACTGATGCAGGAGCAAATCAGCCAGCAGAACCACGATGATTTCGGCTGTGACGGCTGGGAGATATCCGCTCACGCGGCCAGCGCCCCCGACCATGAGCCGATTCAGGGCAGACAGTACAGTGACGCAGAATACGATAAACTGAATAACTCCCTTGTGCGGCGTATCGGTACGCTGAACTGCGGCCATTCGGCTTTCCCGATTATTCTGGGCGTTGATTCTCCGCAATACACGCCGGAGGAACTGGACAAATTCAGGAAAGATAACGAAAAAGGCATTGACTACGACGGGAAGCACTACACCACGTATGAGGCTACCCAGCGGCAGCGGCGGATTGAATCCGCCATCCGGAAGCAGAAACGCAGGATTTTGGTTGACGAGGCTACAGGGGACAAAGAGAACTTACAGCGCGATCAGATCAAATACCAGGTTTTGGATCAGGAATATAAGCGCTTTTCCGAAGCGGCAGGACTGCGGATGCAGCACGAGCGCATGGAAATGCCCGGGTTCGGCGCAAAACAGGCCAGAGAAGCGGAAAAGGCGGCAGAAAACTATGAGAAAGGGAGTAAGCAAGCATGATGTACTGCCCATACGCAGTAAACCGGCATCTGGTTCAGCAGACGACGCAGGAGTACGACGAAAGCGGCAACCAGACTTTACAACAGGTGATAGAACACAACACCGCAGAATTCATCGAGTGCAAAAAGGAATCATGCGGCGCGTGGCACGATGGGAAGTGCCACTATAATCAAGTTGATTGAAGCAACTATTCGGGTTTTCCGAACGGTTGCTTTTTTCATACCATTTTTGCCGTGGCAGGCGTAAAACGAGCCGACAGCAGGGGACGCAACCCCCATATAACAAAGCATAGCTGAGAAAGGAAGTATATGAAACGCGAGTTTTTGCAGAATTTCAAGGTAGGAGACCAGCCCCTGAGCAAGGAGATCATTGACGAGATCATGGCAGAGAATGGCCGGGATATCGAAGCGGCTAAGAAGCCTTTTGCTGACTATGACACCATCAAGAGCCAGCTGAGTGAGGCGCAAAAGACCATTTCCGGCTTTAAGGAGCAGGACATCGATACCATCAAGCAGTCTGCCAAGGATTGGGAAAAGAAGTACAACGATGCCATTGCCGAGAGCAACCGGAAGATCGCGGATATGGAATTCTCCCACGCCCTAGATGCCGCCATCACCGGCGCAAAGGGTAAAAGCACCAAGGCGATCCGGGCGCTGCTGGACATCGACACTTTGAGAAGCAGCAAGAACCAGGAAACGGACATTAAGGCCGCTCTGGAAGCTCTCCGGAAGGACAGCGGCTATTTGTTCGATGACGGCAAAACGCCGCCCCCCTATGCCGGGAAGACCGGTACAGGGCAGCAGGAGCCTAACGGCGAACCGACGACCCTCGCCGGTGCGCTCAGGGCAAATTACAACATGAAGTGAAAGGATGATTTTTAACTATGGCAATTACTCTTGCAGAAGCAAAGGTCGGCATGGCCGACAAGGTCGATCAGCAGGTGGTCGACGAGTTCCGGCGCAGTTCTCTGTTGCTGGACAGACTGGTGTTTGATAACGCCATTTCCCCCGGCACCGGCGGTTCCACTCTGACCTACGGTTACATTCAGCTGAAAACCCCCTCTACTGCGGCTGTCCGTGCTATCAACAGCGAATACACCGCAGGCGAGGCGAAGCGGGAGGAAAAGACCGCCAAGGCCGTTATCATGGGCGGTTCCTTCCAGGTTGACCGCGTGATTCAGAGCACCTCTGGAGCCATTGATGAGCTGGCATTCCAGGCGCAGCAGAAGATCAAGGCAACCAGCAACTATTTCCACAATCTGGTGATCAACGGCACCTCCGCCGCGTCCGGCACCGGGTATGTCACGAACACCTTCGACGGCCTGAGAAAGGCTCTGGCGGGCACCTCCAACGAGTTCGCTACGGACATTGACCTGTCCGATTCCACCAAGCTGGACAGCAACGCCAATGCCTTCGTTGACCAGCTGGATCAGCTGACCCACATGGTGGACGGCGGCGCTTCTCTGCTGCTGATGAACACCGCCATGCTTCTGAAAGTCCGGGCGGCTGCCCGCCGTGCGGGGTATTACGACCGCAAGAAAGACGACTTCGGCAGGGCTGTGGAGTACTTCGGCGATATACCCATCATGGATGCCGGTATGTACTACAACGGCACCAAGTCCGTGGATGTCATCGACACCTCCACCCCCAGCACCACCGCCGCCGGTACTTCCAGCATCTACGCTGTGAATATCGCCCTGGATGGATTCCACGGCATTTCCCCCACCGGAACCGGCGTCATCAACAGCTATATGCCCGACCTGAAAGCCCCTGGCGCTGTGAAGAAGGGCGAAGTGGAGCTGGTGGCCGGCGTTGTGCTTAAGAACACGCTCAAGGCGGCGGCGCTGAACGGCATTATCCTGAAACCCAAGACCGCGTAACGGAAAGGAGACGCCCTGATGATTGACTATGATTTTTACATAAGCAGCTTTCGGGGCGACGCTATCCCCGCAGAGGACTGGAACACGTGTGAAGCCCGTGCGGCGGCTCAGCTGGCAAGATACAAGCGCATATACACGGTAAAGGCACCGGAGGAGAACTCCGAAGCCCTTGCCGTGTGCGCCATGGCAGAGGCTATTCACGGCTTTGATCTGATTACCAACGGTGAGGGCGGCGCTGTTCAGTCTGCTTCTATCGGCTCCGTTTCGGTGAGCTATGGCAGCGGGAACGGTGTTGATGTCAGCGCCAAGGGGCAGTCGCGGGAACTGTATCGCTGCGCCTGCCTGTATCTCGATATCTACCGGGGGTGCTAGCTATGGTGAGAATCAAGCGCCGCAGCTGCCCCGTAGACTACCGGCTGTGCAATCAGGCGGTCACGGTATACCACCGGGACGGCGACAAAGTAACCAGAACGGTACACGATAGAGCCTTTTTGGATTACAAAAAAACCGAGAATGTGGACAAGACCGGCAGTAAGGAAGTCAATTCCTTTCTGCTGGTCATTCCCTGTTCGGAGGTATGCGTTTATCCGGAGGACAAGGTGCTGCTGGGTGCCGGGGAGGAAATCACGGCGGCGCAGTGGCCGTCCTTCATTCCGGTGAAGGTTCCGGGGCTGGTTGTTGTGAAGTACGTTGACCCCAAATACTGGGGCGGCAAGCTGGTTCATGTGGAGGCGGGCGGATGAAAACACGGATAAAGGTTGATATGAAGCCTGTTGACACCATCCTGACAAGGCTTGGCGTCAATAAAACCGGCGATGTGCAGATGCAGCTTACCCGGATAGTGAACAAGCGGATAACGCGGTACATGCCGTTCCGAACCGGTGTGCTTTCCACGAAGCTTAAGTATATCTCAAGCCCGACAGAGATCACGGTTATGGCACCATACGCCCGGTATCAGTACTACGGCAAAGTCATGGTAAATGCAAAAACCGGAAAAGGCCCCGCTTTCATTCCGGGAGTTGGATACCGGTACAGAAAAGGAACCGTGCTGAGAGCGACTGATCGGGATTTGAACTATGACACCACCAAGAACCAGCAGGCGGGACCGTTCTGGGACAGACGCATGATGGCGGCAGAGAAAGACCAAATTGCGCACGACCTACAGGCTTATATCAACAGGAGGAGCGGAATATGACGGCGCTGGAAAAAATCAAGGACTTTATCGGGCAGTACCCCGGCGCGGATATCTTCCGCGATTTCCATGTTGACTACACAGACCAGATTCCATTCAACGGCGGTGTTTTCCCCTCCGGGCTTGTGGAGGTTTCCAGAACACGGGATATCCTCGGGAACACGACCGTGGTCAACCAGTACAATTTCGGGCTGTACTACGTGTTCGAGAAGTCCCCGGGGGATGATACCGGAGCATCTGAAAATGCGGGCTGGGTCATGGACTTTCAGGAGTGGGCGCAGAAAATGTCCGTTATGGGCAATGCCCCCACCTTTGGGGATGACCCGAGGGCGGAGAAAATCACCGCGCAGAACGGCGTTCTGTACGGTGCAGACGAAGAAGGAACGGCAATGTACATGGTACAGCTGTCCGTTCAATTCAAAAAACGATTTATGAGGTGAAATAATGGCAGATTTAGAGTTTAATACCGCATCCGGCCAGACCGTAGACCGTGAGATGCTGATCGCGTACCTGAACACCGGAACAACCTCTGCTCCTGTGTGGTCGCCGCTTGGCAGCCGCGTCACGGATTCCAGCATGGAATACGACTGGCAGGAGGAATCCAACAAGGATATCCTCGGCACGACCAGAAGCACGATGAAAAAGCCCATCATCACGCAGACCTTTGACCCGTGCGATCTGGACGCCGGAGACGCTGCGGTTCTGAAAATTTGGAACCTGGCTGTCAAGGAGCAGAACGTGGCAGCACTGACCAATCAGGATATGTTGATCGTGCATCTGTACGCCGGTACTAAGGACACGGCGGCCTTTGCAGAGCGCTACAGCTCCTGTATGGTCAAGCCGTCCAGCCTTGGCGGCGAGGGCGGCGGCTTTGTTGGAATGCCGATGGACATTACATACGGCGGCGCACGCACGGTAGGTACTGCGGCGGTAAGCGCCGGAACCGTTACGTTCACGGCTGATACCTGATGCAAATACGGGGCGGTGAAAGCCGCCCCGAAATCTTTGGAGGGATTATGAAAGAACTGACACTGAATACCGGCGAAATCGAGTATAGGCTTAACGATAAATGCACGGTTCGGTTTAACCCTACAGACCCCGCATTTGCCGACCGAATTTATTCGGCGCTCGACGAGCTGTCCCGGAAGCAGGAAAGCAAGAACCCGGACAACATGAGTACAAGAGAAACGTTTGACTATCTCCGGAAGCTGGACGCAGAGATGCGGGAGACGATTGACGGTTGCTTCGATACCCCTGTATGCGAGCCGCTGTTCGGCAAAATGAGCGTGTATGCAAGCGCGGAGGGGATGCCCCTGTGGATGAATTTAATGCTTGCCATTATCGACGAGTTCGATGATGGAATTAAGCGGGAAAAGGCGTTCCACAGCGAAAAACTGGCGAAATATACAAAGAAGTACAGCCGATGATGTACGAACTTCCGACATCTGTCAACGTATGCGGAACAGATTATGATATTGAGACGGATTTTCGGGCGATTCTGGATATATTCTGCGTTCTGGAAGACCCGGATTTGACAGGCAATGAAAAGGGAATCGGGATGCTTGGAATCTTCTACAAAAGATTTTTTGATATGCCCGCAGAGCATTTCGGCGAGGCTGTTCAAAAATGCTACTGGTTTATCAATGGTGGCAACGACAAAGTCTGCAAAAACGCCACAAAGTTGATGGACTGGGAGAAGGACTTTCCGATTCTGATTGCCCCGGTAAACCGCATTGCCGGGACGGAAGTCCGCTCCATGCCGTATTTGCACTGGTGGACATTTCTTTCATATTACATGGAAATCGGGGATTGCTTCTTTGCACAGATCGTGCGGATACGGGATTTGAAGGCGAAAGGAAAACTGAAAGACAAAGCGGATAAGGACTTCTACCGGCGAAACAGGGACGCTGTGGATATAAGGACGCAGTATTCCGACACGGAGAACGAAATTATAAAGGCGTGGACGTGAAAACACCCGCAATTTCAGCCATTTTTTTCACGTCGTCACGGTTCCAGAGAAGAACACCAGTTGCGTCTGCTGCTTGCTTTGCGCCTTCCGTAAAATAGCGATTTGTCATTACAGCACCAACGTGACAATGGTAGATTGTTTTCCCGGTGTTAACCTCCTGCACTGGCTTATTCCCTAGATCTGTTGCGTAGCACTTACACTGTATCGCATACTTTATGCCAGCTTTTTTCGCGAGTATATCAACGCCCTGATCGCCGCTACCCCGGGTGACCTCGACATCAATAAACCCGTTTTTCCTCAAAATATCGGCACACCAGAATTCAAAAGCGTGTCCTTCCATGCAATCTATGGCAGACATTCCCATTTTTTGCACCGGGCGGGCAATAGCGCCATGCTGATTGCGGATAATCTTCCACGTAAAATCGGGATACTTTTTAACAAATCCAAGTTCTTCTAGCTCGTTTGCCAAGTCAGACGCCACGTTAAAACTCCGTATTTCAAGCTTTCTTTGAAGCATGGAGATTGAAAAAGGTTCGAGATTCGGTAATAGCTGTATTGCATCACGAACCATTTGCGGGGTGACCTTTCTGGCAAAGTAATACCTCTTAGAAAGATACTTTGCACTCAGAATTCCGCAAACTATTGGAACAACGAGGATAGTTATTGTATACCCAGCGCCAACAGTGATTTTTCCGTTTTCGTTCGCAGGCAAAATAGCCGTGGCAAGAGACAGAATAAGAAGAGCGGACAAGAACCACGCTACGGAAAAAATGAATACTGTTTTCAGTTTTTTCATAAGGCAATCCCCCAGTGCATTATTTTATCATTTAATTTCAACAGTTCCTATAGCGCATTAAAAGAGCAGGTGATTATATGGCAAATGCTGACGGTTCAATCATTTTCAGCACGGAGATCGACAACAAAAAAGCACAAGCTGAGCTTGATAAACTGGAAAAGAAAATAGCTTCCCTGGAAATCAAGGCAAGCCAAGCTGGGGCAAAGAAAATACCGCTAGAGGAGCAGGCCGATTCTTTGGGCGTGGCACTGGATGACGCAAAGCAGAAGCTCGAAGCGTTAAAAGCCAGTGGCGCATCTCCCGGTGCGATAGGGGCGCAATCGGAAACGGTTACTTCGCTACAGTACCAGTGGGATCAGGTTAACAACAAGATTGACAGATATAACCGCGAAATTGAAAAGGCCAACGGTGATATTGATGTCTCCAAGAGCCGGGCGGGAGAACTCGCCGCGCAACTCGCTTCGGCTGGACGCAATACCGAGAAAATGAGCGCTGGTGTCAAAAAGGCGGAAAAAAGCGCGAAAACTTTCGCCAGCCGAATGAAATCTGTCGTTCGCTCTGCGCTTGTGTTTACAGTTATTACGCAGGCGCTTTCAAAGTTTCGGAATTGGATTGGTGATGTGATCAAGGTCAGTCCGGAAGCAACTGCGGCCATTGCAAGGCTCAAGGGTGCTCTGCTTACACTGGTACAACCATTGGTAAATATCATCATACCAGCGTTTACGAAGTTCGTCAACATCCTTGCCGCAATAATTAACAAAATCGCAAGTGTGTTTGCAGTGCTGACGGGAAAGACCGTAGAATCATCGAAAGCGGCAGCAGAGGCATTAAATAAGCAAACATCCGCGCTTAACGGAACGGGAGCGGCTGCAAAAGAGGCAAAAAAGCAACTGCTCGGATTTGACGAGATCAACCAGCTGACCGAAGATACGTCCGGCGGCGGAGGAGGCTCTGGAACGATAGCACCCGATTTTTCCGGATTTGATGATACAGAGGACGAGTTAAACACCATTCTCGGGCTTGTTGGAGCTATAGCAACCGGCCTTCTGGCGTGGAAAATTGCAAGCCTGTTTACCGATAGTCTGAGCATGATCGGAGGTATTGCGCTTGCTGCCGCAGGCGCGTTCGCACTGGTTTATTTCTGGCTTGACGCATGGAACAACGGCATTGATATGCAAAACTTCCTCGGTATGCTCGCTGGTGCCGCCGCTCTAGCCGGAGGTCTTGCCATTGCGTTCGGGTCTACCGCCGCAGGCATAGCGCTTGTAATAGGTGGCCTTGCAATGCTGGTTGTTGGAATAAAGGATGTCATTGAAAACGGATTTACCCTTGAAAACACGTTAACCATCATTGCCGGACTGCTGGCAGCTGGGCTTGGAATTGGCCTGTTAACCGGCAACTGGATTCCTTTGTTGATTGCCGGTATTGCCGCCGCGCTTATAGCGCTGGTTTCCTTTACCGGACATGGTGAGGAACTAATCAACGGATTAAAGGAGACTATCGACGGATTCGGTAAATTCTTCAAAGGTGTTTTTTCCGGGGATATGGAAATGACTGCCGAAGGATTAAAGCAGATATGGGACGGCCTTAAAAATACATGGAACGCTATCATTGATTCAATCAGGGACGCATGGAATATGTTCATCGAGTGGCTGCGCGGGAAAAATCCAGAATTAGCCGCAATTTTTGAGACATACGGGAAACTGGTTTCCGACCTTTACAACTCCGTGAAACAAATCCTAGGCGGCATTATCACATTTATTTCAGGAGTATTCACGGGGGACTGGGATAAAGCATGGGAGGGCGTAAAGCAGATTTTCAAGGGCATATGGAACGGTATTGTATCGATTCTGGAGGGCGCAGTAAATCTCATCATCGGCGGCATAAACTGGATGATTCGCCAACTGAACAAAATTCAGATTAAAGCGCCAGACTGGCTTGGCGGCGGCACAATTGGCTTTAATATTCCTGCAATCAGCACCGTCAGCATTCCCCGACTGGCGCAAGGCGCAGTTATCCCGCCTAACCGTGAATTTATGGCCGTCCTGGGTGACCAGAAAAACGGAACAAACGTTGAAGCCCCTCTGGAAACCATTAAACAGGCTCTTGCGGAGGTGCTTTCGCAGAACGGTTCCGGCGAGGAAATCACGATCAAGTTCACCGGCGACCTTGCGACCCTTGCGCGGGTGCTGACACCTGAGATCACCCGTCAGCAGCGCCGGACACAGCGGGCATTGGGGGTGTAGTATGGCAAAACCATATTTCAAGATCAACGGTGTGGACATCCTCCACCTCACTCAGGAGGGCGGCATAAAGTGGCAGCGCAACGATGTGGAAAGCCCAAACGCTGGGCGAACCATGGACGCTACCATGCACCGTGGCCGGGTGGCGCAGAAATACCGGGCTGATATCACGTGCATGGATATGAACCGCGCGGAAGAGCTTGCGCTTATGGCGCTGATAAACCCGGAGTTTGTCACAGTGGAAACGAACCTACATCCGCTATACGGGAGCCAGATGGCGCAATATTATTCCAACAACGTTCCCGCTTCGATCTCCTACGTTGACCCCGATACCGGGGAATCGGTATGGACGGGTATTTCCTTCCCGCTGATCGAGCAGTAAGGAGGCAATATGCAGAAAACATCTGCTCTGTATAGAAAAATCCTTGCGGGCATCCACACGAAGGAAACGCGGGTTTCTATCGGCGATACTGGCTTTCTTGTGGACAAACGGGGAAACGGAATCACGTTCGGCGGCACCCGCATTCTGGTTGGGGCTTCCGGCGCAGATGCCGGATACGGAATGAACATCCTCGCGTCGGTAGAAACTACCGGCGCGATTTTCGATGGGAACGAGCCGACCGTCGGCAATGTAATAAGCCGAGAGTGCGACATTAAAATGCTGAAACCCTCTGGGAACATTGAAGGAATGTCCCGGATTGCGGTTTATGTAAGGCTTGTCAGCGATGACGGCGAATACTCTGAGTGGCTCCCGCAGGGCGTATTTTATGCGGATTCCATTGACCAGGACGCTGACGAGGACGATGTGCAGTGGCTTAAAATCCACGGCTACGACGCTATTCTGTTCGCTGAGCAGGATTACCCAGCAGACAGCAAGCTGGCGTGGCCAGCAAAGGATATAGACGTTGTGCGGGAGATTGCCCAGGCAATGGGCGTGACGGTAGACCCGAGGACGGCGGAGATTATGCGCAGCGCCTATCCTGTCCAGTACAATCCGGAATATACTTGCCGGGAATATCTTGGATATATCGCCGCCATGTACGCCGGGTGCTTTCTCGTGAGCGAATCGGGGGAATTGCTTCTGGTATGCTTCTGGAATATCCCAAAAGAAACCCGCTACCTGATCGATACCCACGGCTACGCCATTACGTTTGGAGGTGACAGAATCGTTGTCTGACGTAATCAATGTCCGAAAATCGCTTTCGTCGCTGGAAAAGCAAGACACTTTCAACGGATATTCAAAAGTCGTTGTTGTCGTGTCAGATGAAATGGAATACTCAGCCGGAACCGACAGCGGGCGAACACTTACTCTGGACTGCCCGTGGGGTACGCAGAAAATGGCTGAGGATATTCTATCGAGAATCCAAGGCTTTCAATACCAGCCGTATACCGCCGATGGCGCACATATCGACCCGGCGGCGGAGATCGGAGACGGATTTGCCGCCGGAAACTTATACAGCGGGATATACTCCAAAAACGTTTCCCACGGGGCACTGTACACGGCGAATGTATCCGCACCCGGCGGCGAAAAAATCAATTATAAGTACGAGTACAAAACACCTACGCAGCGCAAAATTGAACGCCACTATTCCGAAATGAAGTCCACGTTCAAGGTTCAGGCCGACCAGATTTCCGCCGAAGTCTCTGCCCGTATCGAACAGGGGGACGAATTTACCTCGCGGCTGGACATTCAGAGTGACCAGATCTCCGCGCGGGTGACCAAAACCGGCGGTGACAGTTCGTCCTTCGGTTGGGATCTGCTTAATGATTCCTGGACGGTCAAGGCCAATAATACCACGGTATTCCGGATCACCAAATCCGGCGCGGAAGTCCGGGGGAAGATCACCGCCTTAAGCGGCAAAATTGGCGGTTTTGACATTCAATCCGACTACCTAAGCTATAACAATCAGGTCTGGAACGGCACCAACAGCCGGGGTATTTACATTGGTGTCAACGGCATTCAGTGCGGCTCTGAGGCTAACGGCGTGCAGATTACGCCGACCGGGAATCTGTACGCTGAGAATGGCTATTTCCGGGGAAGCGTCAGCGCCGGAAGAATTGACTATGGCGGCGACGATGGCTATTTCAACGGCGGCGGCATTACTTCCGGCAGTATCTCAGGCGGCTACGGCGGGCAGATATATGGCGGTTCTATCGGCAATTACGCAGTATCCGGCGGTATCAACACCTCCCTTGGGTATGCGGATTTTGCAAATGGTGTGTTCAATGGATGGAATACAGCGCCTAGTTTATCAACCGAAGATAAAGGACTGGTAATTGGAGGCCATACGATAGCTATAGCTTCTACATCGTTCAGGGATGGAAACGGCGGAACAGTATCTATAAAATACCTAACATGGATTTGATATGACTGATTATAATAGGAGGTTTCGATGGAAAAACTGAAAACCGCAACAGGCAAAGAATTCGACTGCGATTATTTCAACCCCTTTCCCCTGGTGGGGCAGATAAACATCCGTATTCTCGGGGAATCCCTGGCGACGATTGCCACGGTATTTGCAAACCCCGCTGAGACGGTGCAAATGTGGTGGGAAGGGCAGTACGCCGCCCAATATACGAAGATAATCGCTATCGTACCGGAAACCGGCGCGGTGCGCGTCGTGCTGGGAAAGGAGTAGAAAATGAACCCTGTAATGAAACTCAGGGCAGTCCTGAATACCCTTGAGGGCGTTCAGGTCGCAGGCCGGGAAAACTGGGACAGGATGCTGGGCAGTATGCAGGCCGTTGAGGAAGTGGTGCAGGAGCTGTCTGCGCCTCCTGCGCCCGAAAAAGAGACTGACGTTGAGGAGGGATGACTTATCGCAGATAAAGCAATATCCGAGCTGATTGCCGCTGAACAGGTAAAAGCAACCGACCTTCTTGTAATGGAGCAGGACGGCGCGGCAAAGAAGCTGACGGGACAAATTCTGCTGAACTGGCTGACCGCCGCCGCTGACGGCCATGGCGGTATCAGCAGCATCGTGAAGCAGTCCACCAGCGGCCTTACGGATACATACCGTATCACCATGGCGGACACCACTACCTTTGACTTTACCGTAAAAAACGGGCGGGGCATTTCAACCATTGCCAAAGTCTCCGTCAGCGGGCTGGTAGACACGTACCGTATTACCTATAACGATAATACCACCAGCACATTTACCATCACGAACGGCGCAAAGGGCGATAAGGGCGACAACGCATACGTCTGGATTCGGTACGCGTCTCAGAAGCCAACGGCGGCTTCTCACAGCTTCGGTGTTCTCCCTGACAATTGGATGGGCGTATACAGCGGCAATTCCGCAACTGCCCCAACGGACTGGACGAAGTATCAGTGGTTTGAGATCAAGGGCGAAAAGGGTGACATCGGGAACCCGGCTCTGTTGACCAGCCAGTCCGTAACATATCAAGCTAGCACATCCGGGAATGTTATACCGTCCGGAAACTGGCAAGGCAGCATTCCCACGGTAGCACAGGGCGCTTACCTGTGGACGCGAGTTGCAATGACGTTCAATTCCGGAACCCCGATTTATGCCTACTCCGTCTCCCGCATGGGCTTGGATGGCACCGGTGCTGTATCCAAAGTGTGCGGCAAAGAACCTAACTCCAATGGCAACGTTGAGCTAGAAGCTGAAAATGTTGGGGCATTGCCTAGTGCTGGCGGTTTAATGACCGGAAATATTGTCATGAACTCCCATCAAATTAAAGCATTAGGTGCGCCCACGGACAGCGCTGATGCCGCGACCAAGGGGTACGTAGATACGGCGTTAAGTAATGCCAAAACGATTGCGAAGACTGCAACGTTAACTGCTGCCGGTTGGTCTGCCAGCGCCCCGTATACCCAGTCTGTTACGGTCTCCGGTCTGACGGATGCAAAACGTGCGATGGCTTATCCAGTGTACGGGAGCAACACGGACATCAATCTTGCGCTGAAAGAGGCCTGCGGTATGGTGAGCTTCGCTTTCCGGTCAGGCAGCGTGCTGACGTTTACCTGCCTTGAGGACAAGCCCACGGTGAATATTCCGATTACGGTGGAGGTGTACGTATGAGCATTGCAGTGCCTTTATATGGATTTGGCGCCAGCGGCGGCGGTTCCGGCGGCACCCTTACCGTCACAGCCCCGGCGAACGTCACTGTGACTGTTTCCAAGGACGGCAAGACAAAGACCAAGAACTCCGGCACAACGGGTGTTGTGGTGTTCAAGGGGCTTGCAAGCGGCAAGTGGAACGTAACCATTGTCAACAGCGATGGCAAGCCGACCACCATAACCGCCGATGTTCAGACAGAGTACACCGTTACAATCGCTTTTTTCTCCGCTACCATCGACATCACCTACCCCGCCGGTTCGACCTGCACTTGTTCTGACGGCACAACGACTCTATCCGCCCC